ATGAAACGTAATCGAATGGTCTGAAAGCTTTCATTTCGTCCTCTTTCTTTCCTGCTTAGCTTCGGCCAGGAGATCTTTAGTGGTCAAGCCAGACTTTGCCGCAACTGCAACGCGGTGATACTTTGTCATGCGCTGCTCAATGAATGTCAGTTTCCCGCCATTTTCGGGAGTAAAAATATTGACCTCCTTAATCTCAAAGTAACGCGCTATCAAGGCTATGTCTTCTGACATTCCGGCATCTTTTGCGTGCTGCCATACTGCTTGTTTACCCTGGAGGATTTCCATTGCTCACCTACTGGTTAAGGCCCGCCGAAACGAGCCATTTATATCAGTGCAACTTGCTGAAGCTATCCGGATTTTCTTCGCGATACTCTTTCAGCTCTTCTTTAATGATGCTGCCCCAATCTTCAACGGCATAGTCGCGCGCATCATCAAAAGACATATCAAGGCACGATGCCATATTCCAGGCGTCACCATTAAAACCAGCATCAACCAGAGCTGTGCATACCATGCCCTGAAATAAGATCCACATCAGGTCTTCGTTTAATTCCTGGATTTCCATTATCGTGATACCTTGCGTTTACGTTTATTTTTAACCGATGGGCAAATATCGCCAATCGAAATGTAGTGCGTTTGCTGCTGCTCGCCTTCATCCATTTCACGGAAGATGAAGATCACCTGACCTTTACTGTTTCCGCTTACCGGATGGCCGGTTTCGGCGCTCGTAAATGCAAGCCTGCCAGAGTGTGAGCTTTCAATAACGATCTCGTCGTCAGTTACATGGTAATCAATATCGGAAACAATCCAGATGATTTCTGCAGCTCGCATCTGAGCGAGTCGAAACCATGCTGTCGAGCTGTCAGCGTTTAGCAGGACATCGATCTGATTACCGTTTCGTGCCTGCTCTGCTGCCTTCTCAACGAATGGTAGCGGATTGCTGTAAGGAGGGTTTAGCCATACGTGCTTTTTGCTTCCCCACCAGCGTTTAAGGCAGTTCTGCTGATGGGTGTAGAATTTATCGCAGACGGCATTTTCTGGCGTGGCGGCGGCATCAAGATCATACTTGCCGTAACGCTTGATCATGAAGTCGATAACCTCTTTCGGGGTTGCCCACAAATCCTTAACCACGTCAGGCGTTTGGCTTCCGAGATATCGCTTGCCGGAAACCTTGCAGCATGATGGGTCTGGTAATGCCTGGTAGTGACCTCCTGTAGCAAGGCAGTCAGCGATCATGCCTTCTCGCCCGGCCTGATCAAGGGTGATAAAGGTGTCTTGTGTTGCCTGGTCATTGTCGTCTTTCATATTAAATTCCCGCATAGTCGTATGAGATTGCAGCAACGAGTGTATTGGTATCTGCTGCGTCTGGTTTTCCGCCCTGGTCAAGCGCATGACTGGATCCGTTAATTATTGCGCGCTTAAATTCCTCTTTGCCCATTGATTGGCGAGCTTTCTCTGCAATGGTGCACGTCTGCTCATAAACATCGCGATATTTCACAACATCAGCGCTAGCGCCGTTAGATACCATATGACCAATTGAGTAGTTGATGATTTTCTCACAGCTATCAGCTGATGCGTTGAGTGAAACCAGTGCGATTGCTGCTGCAATAATTAACTTTTTCATGAAGCTCTCCTTCGTTTCGATGGAAAGGATAATACCGGGGTTTCCCCCGGAGTGTGTTGCAAAAAGTGCTATTCCATCATGAACTTTATAGCCTCGCGAAACTGCTCCGAGCCATAGGCCACGGCGGCAAAACCACCAAGAGCGCGAACGCGGGAAAGAAACTCTCGTTGTTGCTTGCTGACCGGTGACGCCTTACCAGGCCCGCTCTTGTTTACGCGCTTCATTTCTATTGCCGCAAACGGGTACTTGCATCCCTGGAAACCAGTCAGGATTACTATGTCAACCACACCCTTTAGCAAACCCTCCTGATCATCAATATCTGCAGTTCTGTAACTTTTCAAACCCTCGTTTTTTGTGTGCCACGCCAGCCACATTGGGTATCTGTGCTTTAAATGCTGATAAGCCTCTATCTGGTGTGGTGACTCCTTCCTGATATCAGACTTGTCCGGCAGGTAAAACTCAAGGTAGTCACCTTTATCAATAATCTGTTTCATTTCCAAAATCCTTGCGTGAAATTATGTCTTCTTTCTTTACGTTTTTCCGGTGCGTAACTCGCAGCGGTGCGGCTATCAAGTGAGCGTACTCCATCAGCTTTAATGCGTTTCGGGTAACTGCCATTCGATTTTTATCATGAATGTCAGCAACGTGCGGCACAACGCCTTTACTTCTCCAGAGTGTTTTGCATATCTGCGAATCTGACTCAGGAAAGAACCTCTCATAAGCCGTAAACTCAACACCAGCAGAATCTCTCAGTCGGTAGGTGTAAACGATACCGCGCTGGTTTTTTGTCAGGCCAACTTTAAAATCAAGAACATCGCACCAATCGTTTTTGGTGTAAGCCTTACCGTTTAGCTTTTCGTTTGGGTCAACCAAAGAAACGTCGCAACAGCGGCAGATTCTCGCCACGACATCATTCTTCGCGCCGCAACCCTTTACGGTTACTTTTTTCGTTCGCTGGTCTATCTGATCCTCGCACTCTCTGAACTTCCAGAAGAACTCACAACGCTCACCTGCTGAGTTTACGTTCATGCATCGGCGAGCGTAGAAGCTATTCATAGTTCCGCAATACTCGCATTTCTTAGGGTCTTTCTCGCCACTAAATCGCTGCTGAAACTGCTTCTGCTCCAGAATTGGGTCAAAGTAAAGCTGCCCAAGTTCGTCCATTGTTCCGGCAAAATCCCACACGAGATGGTCATTTTTAATCATCCCGGCGTCAATCTGCCATTGCTTAAGCATTCGCATTCCTCGCCCCAGCAACTGAATCAAAAGCGTCAAACTTCCGATCTTGCGCAGTATGACGCTAAAGTCCCAATTTGGTACGTTAACGCCAGTGGTAAGGGCCATGACCTGGAATGTGTACTTGATCTTTCCGGCCCTGACGTCATCAAGGATTTTTTGCCGTTGTTTCGCCCCGGTCTTCTCAGTAATGATCGCGTAAGTCGATCCTGGTGGCAATGCTTCTGCTGCCTCCTTGCAGTGTCGCTGTCCGGCGCATGTTATGAGAACAGCGTTTCTGGTCTGGGCCATGGCTGCAACCTTCTGCATGATTTGTCGAGTCATGTCCTGATCATCATGAATCGCCTTTTCCATCGCCTTCATTTGCTTAGCGTCAAAGTCTGCCGTGCCGTCAATGCCACTGGCCTTAAAGTCTGAAAGGTCATACTGCAGGCCGTCAGTTCCACCAAATACAGTTGGCACGACTGAGCCAAACTCCACCAGATAGGCGGTATTGATGTCCGTAACCTGCTCGCGCCAGAAGCCTTTAAATTTCTTGTCTTCCACCAGAATTGGTACGACGCCGCGAAACTCAGAGCCTGTCATTCCGAAGATTCGCAGCTCTCGACCATGCTTAGCGCGGCAACGATTCTGCATCTCAACAATAATGATGGTGTACTGCGCCCGCCCGGTTCCATTAACAACCACGTCGAAATCATGCGGCTTATGATCAGCCGGAACGACTTCACCATTCACCATGTAAGGTTGGTCTTTGCCTCGCATCATCTGCTCAACGCTTTCTTTGTTCTCAATGGCGTCTGCAAGGTCTTCCCAATCCACCTGGTGGCACTCATCGATACCCAAAACCATTGGGCAAAAGTCAGCCAGAGCTTTGTTAAGCCCTCCGACAACCGTACCTTCTGATCCGACAACAATCGGGAAGTATGCAGACTTGATATTCAGACCGGCGCAATAAACCGAGTTCTTTACGCCAAAGTTTGTCAGCTCCTCGCTATCCTGCTGAACGATTTCAGCCTGACGAGCAAGGATTAACATTTGCAACTTCATGACCTGCACCTGAGCCGCGATCATCGCAAAACCAACGGTCTTTCCTGCAGAAACTGAAGCCTTTATATAGAAAGGATGCTCGTAATTTGCAATTCGCTTTGCGATCTCGTTGTACATCACAACCTGATACTCATAAGGCGTCATACTGCCGAAGGTGAAACGCTCCTGAATGCGTTTAATGTACTCCTCACCCAGAGCTGCGATTTGCTTTTTTATGTTCATGGTCATCAGATATTAATCCTTAACATTACTCATTAATTCGAATAGAATAGCATTTTACAACACATTGGCTTTTAACAATAAGTGCTATTTTGGAGATTATGAAATGTCAGAGAGAATTGCAGTTTCTACAGGTGAGCCGGATAAGCGTCCAAAAAACGGCAACAATGGAACTCGAAGAGGACCAGACAAGCGGCCCCGCAAGAGATGCATCGGCTATGATATCCTTAAAGACGAAGTTAAAGCCAGCCTGGCTAACCGTCTTCAGACGGTTCTTGCTTATTACGGCACAAAAGCGGAAATGGGCAGGCGGCTTAAGGTGAGCAAGCAAACCATAAACGCCTGGATTATGCGAGGACGAATCTCCACCGAAGGCGCTAGCCGGGTTCACCGTGACTATATCAGAAACGGATTTTCTGGGTATCGCGCGTCTTTCTGCCGTCCAGATCTGCGTTTCGATGCAAACGGAAAAGCTGTAAGCCAGCGTTGCAATCGTAAAGATATGGTTAAATAGCACGATCTGCAAAACAATACCCGCCGAGTGCGGGTATTTTTATTTTGAATAGATGAAAGATTATCTTTGCTTAAATTCAAATCAAAAGAGGATGAATAAAAATGTCACTACCATCATTAATAATTGGCGGATCATCAGTAAGGATCGACAGTGAAGGTCGATATTGCCTGAACGACTTACACAAAGCGGCGGGCGGCGAAAAAAGACACTCACCGAACTATTTTCTATCCAGCCAGCAAACAAAGGAGATTGTTGAAGAATTGACCGTTACCGGAATCCCGGTATCGGTAGTTGAGGAAACTACCGGAATTCCGGTAGTGACAATTCGTGGCGGTGAAGGACAAGGTACATTCGCTTGCAAGGAGCTGGTCTACTCCTATGCGATGTGGATTAGCGCAAGATTCCATATCCACGTCATCAGAACCTTTGATGAGGTAATGAGGATGCGCGAGACGGCTGCTAAACTTGATCAGTCAGAAGAGCTAGGAAGACTACGCCATGAGGTGGCAAGGGCAAGATCTGCTCAGTACCGAGCTGAAGAAATGTTTTACGTTGAGCGTAGCGCCTGCGATGATTTGCATCGCAAGAAATCAACCGATGAAGCAGTTAAGCGCGCTCAGTATGAGAAACGACAGGCTATGGAGATGCGAGCGGCAATGCGTGAGGATTTGATGCTGGCAGAGTCAGTCGTAACAACGCTTCAGGAGCAACGCCAGATACTGATTGATCACATACCAAATGGACAGTTATTGCTGAAATAGCACGATCTGATTATCACCCCTATGGAGGCCTGAGCTATTATGCTTAGGCCTTTTCTTTTATATGGAACAAATCATGCAACCAATCTTCTACCAAAAGAACGACGTAATGCCTTTCACCAAAGGGCTTTGGCCTGACATCCTTCGGGATGTTTGCGGGCTTCGGCCTGAGACTTTCAATAAGAAGCATCAACCTTGCCCAAGCTGCGGAGGAAAGGACCGCTTCAGGTGGACTGACAAGATCAACGAGCCTGGCGACGGCGGAGCGGTGTGTAACGCATGTGGTAATAGTGACGGAATTGGCTGGCTTATGAAGCTGACCGGTGAGCCTTACAGTGAGTGCGTTAACATCATTGGGCGATACCTTGGAAAGCAGCCGCAAGAGTACGTCATAAAGAAGAACAGGATAGCATCAAGCGATCCGGGGTATTCGTTCAGTGCTGCAGTTGATCCAGAAAAGTGCGGAGTGGTGCTATCACGCACGCTGGAGCGCGCACAATCAAAGCTGACGCGATACGAGGCATTAAACGGAGAATCATACCGGGTTGGTGTTTCAACGCTTCCTGATGGCTCTGAGAAGCTAATTCATGTTGAGCCGTGCAGGCTGGTTGGCGGCGATGGCCCAGAAATGGAAGAGGCGGTAAACCTCCTGCTTATAGATGAGGATTCCGGGCGGCAGTCATTTTACGGAAAGCGGATCACGTATGGGTCAGTTGTTGTTACCGGTCAGGGTGATAAGGCAATCTATCTCGTGGTTGATTGGGTGGATGCTC